AAAGATTAATACTTGCATACTCACGTATTAAAGGAGCTTACGATTTATGTCATTAGAAGAAAAAGTTAAAGAATTAATGGTTAATGAAGATAAAATAAAAAATTATTTTTTTGTTCGTGATAGTGAAGAGTATAGAAAAATTAAAAGTCCTGATTTATTTATAGATGATACTATTAAATATTTTACAGGAGAAATTCAAAGCGGAGCATATTTACCATTTGAAAAAGCAGAAAACTTTCGACTTCGTTTAGGGGAGACTACAATTTGGTCCGGCTATTCAGGACACGGCAAAAGCATGCTACTTAGTTATATAACATTAAAGTTATTTGAAAATTATAAAACTATGATATGCTCATTTGAAATGTCTTGTAAAAGTACATTGGCTAGATATATTCGCCAGTCAGTAGGAACTAACGAACCTACAGAAAACGCAATAACTAATTTTTGTAATACTAATGCAGGAAAATTATTTTTGTATGACCAATTAGGTTCTACAAATCCAACGGCTGTATTATCAGTAATTTATTATGGTGCTGAGCAAATGGGTATTCAGCATTTTGTAGTAGATAGTTTAATGAAGTGTTCTATAAATGAAGATGACTATAATGGTCAAAAAAAGTTTGTAGACCAGCTTTGTATTGCTGCTAGAGACCTTAATATTCATATTCATCTTGTTGCCCATAGTAGAAAAACAATAGATGAAACTTCGCATACACCAGGAAAATTTGATGTAGCCGGAAGTGCAACAATTACAAATTTAGCGGATAATTGTGTTAGTGTATATAGAAATAAACGTAAAGAAAAAGATATTTTAGAAGGCAAAATTGAAGAAGGGCAAATTAAATTAATACCTGATGCTTATATGTCTATTAATAAACAAAGACATTTTGAATGGGAAGGTAGCATCCCATTATGGTTTGAGCCAAAATCTTTACGTTATATGGATAAACCAATATGACAATTAATGATTTTATTAAAGAATGCCAAAAAATATTTGGTAATGATATAGAATATAAAGTAACAACTAAAGATGGCATTGTATTTAAACAAACAAAAGGATGGAAAGATGATAAAATTCAATTTAACTCAAACGAATTTACCACTTTTAATCAACAAATTAAAAGAACTAAATTTTAAAAAAATTTGGAAAGTAACAATTAGCGAGAGTAAATCTTTAAGGTCATTATCACAAAACGATAGATATTGGATTATGCTTAAAGAATTAGGAGACTATTTAGGTTATTCTGATATTGAACTTCATGATTTATTAAAATGGAAATATTTATCTGTGCAAAAAGAAATTGCTGGGCAATCTGTAATTGTAATAAAGTCTACAAGTTCATTAACAACAGATGAGTTTTCAGAGTATAATGCTAATATTGAACGTTTTGCAAATGAATTTGGATTTAAATTCCCACATGATATACCGCAATATTAAACTAACAAAACTTGTACGCGAATTGCCATGCCAACATTGTGGCATTCAATCAGAAACTGTTTGCGCGGCTCATCGCAATGAAGGTAAAGGTATGGGGAGTAAAGTATCGGACGCATTAGTAGCGGCATTATGCCATGAATGTCATTTCCATCTTGATAATGGAAAAGAGTTATCAAAAGAAGATAGAAGGGACATGTGGAATCGTGCTTATATTAATACAATACAATATTTATTTGAACATGATATGATTGGAATTAAATAATGGGGAAAGGTAGTGCGCCACGTCCATTTGCGGACCGTAAGGAATTTGATAAAAATTTTGATTTAATTTTTGGAAAGAAAAAACATGGCAACAAGCCCGACTCAATTGACTCTGAAAAAATTACAGAAAGAGAATTACCCGTTATCCCAAGTAGTAGAGAAATGGAATAGTTGGGGTAGAGTACGTGTAGATTTATTTGGAATAATTGACGTGTTAGCAATTTCAGACGAAGGTAATACAGTAGCCATACAAACAACTAGTCTTAGCAATACAAGCGCTCGAATTAAAAAAATAGGTGATAGCAATGCAATTGGTTATTTACGTAAAGCAGGTTGGACAGTGCTTGTACATGGGTGGTATAAAAAAAATAATAGATGGCATGTTAAAGAGGTAGACCTTTCCTAATGTTAACAATGACTAGATTACTTGAAATATTAGATGGATGGGCATTATGGATGCGGAAATCAAATCATAAATTAGGATTTCCATCAAAGTCAATTGGATTAAGTTCTGGTGGAGTATCAACTGAAGATTCATTTGATGATTTAATTGCTATACAAGATAGTAATAATATTAGAATATTAGATACTATTATTCATAACTTGCCAAAAGAACAGCAAGATGCTCTATATCATAACTATCTTAATGCTAAAAAACCATTTGCATTTGAATATAAACATGAATTAGCTTTAGACAATTTGCTTACATTAGCCAGCCGCAAAATAAATATATAAATATGTTTACAAATAATTAAATTTAGAGTATAATACAAGGCGATGGAGGAGTAGTCTCTATCATTTATAATCTCCAATTGTCCCACTTCGGTGGGATTTTTTTTATCATGAATATTAATGTGTGTGAACAGTGCGGTAATGTCTTTGACTCAACCGGTTATCCTGTTTGCCCTGATTGTCAGTTTGACCATATTTTTATAAGGATACCAAATGAAGAAGCCAACAACGAAAGCCGGCAAGATGGCAAAGGTAAACAAAGTAATGAAAGAATTTAAAGCTGGTAAATTAAACACAGGCACTAAAAAAGGTCCGATTGTTAAATCACCAAAGCAAGCAATTGCAATTGCACTTAGCTCTGCAGGCATGAGCAAAAAGAAGAAAAAATAATGACTGCCGCATGGACAAAAAAAGCCGGTAAAAATCCAAAGGGCGGATTAAATGCTAAAGGCAGGGCTTCTTATAATAAAGAAACTGGTGGTAATTTAAAAGCGCCTGTAAAAGCAGGGGATAACCCAAGACGCGCATCATTTTTAGCACGTATGGGTAATATGCCAGGCCCAGAACGCAAACCTAATGGCGAACCTACAAGATTATTATTATCATTAAAAGCATGGGGAGCATCAAGTAAAGCGGATGCAAAAGCAAAAGCTAAAGCTATTAGTACACGTAATTCAAAAAAAGGAAAATAATTATGCCAATGGTCGGAAAAATAAAGTTTGCTTATACAGAAAAAGGTAAGAAAGAAGCTAAATCTTATGCTAAAAAAACGGGTAAAGCAGTAAAAGCTAAACCTGTAAAAAAGGGAATAAAAAGTGGCTACTAAACCAGGACTCTATGCAAATATTGCAGCTAAGAAAGCCAGAATTAAAGCAGGCTCTGGCGAAAAAATGAATAAGGTTGGCTCTAAAGCAGCGCCATCAGCAAAAGATTTTAAGGACGCAGCTAAAACAGCGAAGCCTATTAAGAAAGCAAAAAAGAAATAATGTGGTAAAACTAGATATATACGTAGGATATGACGGCAAGGTAGAACCAATTGCTTATCATAACTTTTGTCAATCAGTTATAGAGAAGTCATCTATACCGGTTAGCTTTACACCATTAGCATTAAACACATTACAAGACTACAAAGAAACACATACAGACGGCAGCAACGCATTTATCTATTCACGCTTTCTAGTGCCATATCTAAATAACTTTAAAGGTATCGCACTATTCGTAGATGGTGATATGATTTGCAGAACAGATATAGCAGAGATACTAGCTAACTTTGATAATGATGAAGCAGTCAAAGTTGTAAAGCATCACTATAAAACAAAGCATCCTGTTAAATATCTAGGTGCAAAGAACGAAGACTATCCTAAAAAGAATTGGTCTTCAGTAATGCTCTGGAACTGTTCTCATTGGTTGAACCGTCAGCTAACACCTAGATTTATTCAAGAACAAACAGGTAAATACCTACACAGGTTTGAATGGCTAAAGTATCCTGAAGAACAAGTAGGTAAGCTAGACGAAACATGGAACTGGCTAGAAACAGAATACGAATATAACAAAGATGCTAAATTAGTGCATCACACATTGGGAACACCATGCTTTAAAGACTATCAGAATACTGATTACGCAAAAGAGTGGTGGCAGACTTACCATAGAATGATATACCCACTTAAGAGTAACAACAAAGATTCAGAACTATAACAGAGGGCAACCAACCTATAAGGAGTTGCATAACAATGGATAACAATGAAGATAAAGAACCTAAAGTAGGAGCCCCAGCCGGTAATACAAATTCTAATAAAAACAACAGGATATGGGCAAATACAATTCGTAAATTAGCCATACAAGAAGATTACAGACGCATACACGCTATTGCTGAAAAGCTATTTGAAAAAGCAGCAGAAGGTGATTTAGGTGCAGCAAAAGAGATTGGCGATAGATTAGATGGTAAAGCAGTAGCCATTCAAGAGATTACCGGAGCAGATGGTAAAGATTTACCTATTGGAATAGGAATTAGCTTTGTCAAGCCAGACGATAGCCCAGTTTCCGAGTAAGCTAGACTTCTTATTTGAGCCACACCGTTACAAAGTAGCATACGGTGGTAGAGGTTCAGGTAAGTCATGGGGATTTGCTAGAGCATTATTATTGCAAGCAGCTAATAAACCATTGCGTGTATTATGTGCACGAGAAGTGCAACGTAGTATTAAAAACTCAGTTCACCAGCTTTTGTCAGACCAGATACAAGCATTAGGTTTAGGTCAGTTTTATGAAGTATTAGAGTCAGAGATACGTGGTCTTAACGGTAGTCTATTTGTATTTACAGGTTTAGCTAATAACACAGCCGAGTCAATAAAAAGTTATGAAGGCATAGACCGTGTATGGTGTGAGGAGGCTCAGACCATTTCACGCAAATCGTGGGATATACTTATTCCTACTATACGTAAACCAGAGTCAGAGATATGGGTATCATTTAATCCTGGGCTAGATACAGACGATACATACTTACGCTATTGTGTAAACCCACCAGAGAACGCTAAGGTAGTTAAGCTAAATTACATGGATAATCCATGGTTCAGCGAAGTTCTTGAAATAGAACGTCAGCATAGCGAGAAGACTAACCCTGACTATGCAAACATATGGTTAGGTGATTGTAAGGCTGCTGTAGATGGTGCTATATACTCTAACGAGATAAGAGAAGCACAAGAAGGTAACCGTATTACAACTGTACCTTATGACCCTATGATGAAGGTTCATGTAGTCATGGACTTAGGATGGAACGACAGCATGTCAGTTATCCTATGCCAAAAGGGTATATCAGACTTACGCATCATTGGTTATATAGAAGATGACCACAGAACACTAGATAGTTATTCTGCACAACTAAAGAACTTATCCTATAACTGGGGTACAATGTTCTTACCACATGACGGACAGTCTAAAGACTTTAAGCATGGTATATCAGCAGAAGATATTATGAAGAAGTTAGGATGGGATATACGTATCGTACCTAAAGCAGACATAGAGTCTGGTATTAAGTTAGCACGTATGAACTTCCACCGTATATACTTTGATAAGTCAGCACAAAGACTTGTTGAATGTTTAAAGAATTATCGCAGAAGTATAAACTCTGCAACCAACGAACCTGGTGCACCATTGCATGATGAGTTCTCTCATGGAGCAGATGCGTTCAGATATTTATGTACCTCTATTGAGTCTATGAAGAACGAGTCATGGAGCAAAGAGAAAATACAATATACAAATAGAGGAATTGTTTGATGAATATAGAAGACATGGAAATAATTGCACAGATAGAGGCTCAAGAGAATATAGCCTATGGTGTAAATGATAGTGCATTGTCTAATGATAGAGCAGAAGCGATTGACTATTACCTAGGACAACCATTCGGTAACGAAGAAGAAGGTCGTTCACAAGTTGTATCGTATGACGTTCAAGATACTATTGAGTCAGCTCTCCCTCAGCTTTTAAAAGTCTTTGTAGCCGGTGATAAGGTTGTTCAGTTTGACCCTAAAGGTCCTGAAGACCAAGAAGCAGCAGACCAAGAAACAGATTATGTAAACCATGTCGTTATGGAAAAGAACGAAGGTTTCAAAGTATTCTATGTATGGTTTAAAGACGCATTACTATCTAAGAACGGTTATGTAAAAGTATATGCCGAAGAAGAAGAGGAAGAAGAAGAATACGAATACAAGGGGTTGACAGACGCCCAACTTCAAATGTTGGCTTCAGATGAGAATACAGAAGTATTAGAGCATACTGGTTACCCTGACCCAAGTGTCAACATGGATGTTGTCTATCAACAAGCAGCTATGAATGGTGTTGACCCAGCTACAGTTATGCAACCTATGTTACATGACGTTAAGCTCAAGGTTACAGAAAGCAAGACTGAAATATACATTGATAACGTAGCACCTGAAAACATGATGATATCTGTAGAGGTATCAGGTCCTAACCTACAAGATGCTAAGTTTGTTCAACACAGAGAAGTTATGCAGTTAGCTGACATTGCTGAAACGTTTGACAAGCCATTAGAATACATCAAGTCTATTATGTCAGACCTACGAGACACTTTTGAAGAAGAGTCTAATGCTCGTGATATTTATGATGAAGAATATGATAGAGCTATTGAGTCACAAGAAGCACTCGTTAAAGACACATACATTAAGTTAGATGGTGAAAGATATAGAGTAGTCGTATTAGGTAACACAGTTCTTTATAAAGAGAAATGTGAGTATGTACCTTTCGCATGTATCACACCTATGATAATGCCACATAGACATATTGGTCGTTCTTATGCTGACTTGACTATGGACATTCAGTTAATTAAGTCAACACTTATTCGTGGTCAGTTAGATAATATGTATCTAGCTAACAATGGTCGTTATGCAATATCTGACAGAGTAAACCTAGACGATATGCTAACGTCACGTCCAGGTGGTATTGTTCGTGTAGAAGGTGACCCAGGTTCAGGCATTATGCCTTTATCACATCCACCACTACCAGCATCATCATTCGGTATGGTTGAATACATGGACTCTATGAAAGAGAAGAGAACAGGTATCACAGCTTACAACCAAGGCTTAGACTCTAACAGTCTTAATAAGACAGCTACTGGTGTAGCACAGATTATGAATGCGTCTCAACAACGTATTGAGTTAGTAGCTAGAACATTTGCAGAGACAGGCGTTAAAGAGTTATTTAAACTTGTGCATCATTTAGTTAGAACAACACTTACTAAACCAGACATTATTCGTCTACGTAACAAATGGGTAGAAGTAGACCCTAGAGAATGGAAAGCTCGTAAAGACTTATCTATCTCTGTAGGCTTAGGTGCAGGTAATAAAGACCAACAATTGGTTCACTTAACATCTATCTTAAATATGCAAAAAGAAGCTATTGCTGTTGGCTTAACTAACCCTGAAAAGATATATAACGCATTAGCTAAACTTACACAGAATGCAGGCTTTAAGAACCCTGAAGAGTTCTGGGTTAATCCAGCTAATACACCTGAGCAAGAAGGTCAACAAGACAAGCCTTCTGAAGCAGAGATTATGGTGCAAGGTCAGTTGCAAATTGAACAACAAAAAGCTCAAGCTCAACTACAACAAGAGCAAGTACGTTCACAGAATGATGTTATAATTGAACGTGAAAAGATAGCAGCTCAAGCAGAACTAGAACGCTTCAAGGCACAATTAAAAGCTGAGACTGATTTAGCTATCGCACAAATCAAAGCACAATCAGGGATGATGTATGGCGGATAAGTCATTAGAAGAAGTTAAACGTGGTGAACAAGCATCACAGATATTAGATAACCCTATCTACAAAGAAGCTATGGATAAGGTAAGAGAAAGTCTTATTGCTAGTATGGCTAACAGTCCACTAGGTGATGAGAAGACACATAACAAATTAGTAATAGCACTACAACTACTAAACCAAATTAACAAGCAACTTACTGACGTGATGCACACAGGTAAGTTAGCAGCTATCCAAACGGACAGA